ACGCTTCGGCAAGATGCGAGGCATGGGAGAGATTGTTCAGTGGTCTATTCGTGATGAGACGTTACATGCAGAAGGCATGACAAAGCTGTTTAGAGCCTTCTGTGACGAACATCCACGTATTGTTAATAACGAGTTCAAAGAACACATCTATGGCATGGTACGTGAGGCTGTAGCTTTAGAAGACAAAGTGATTGACTTAGCTTATAAGATGGGTGGTATAGAAGGCTTGGAAGCCTATGAAGTTAAGCAGTATATTCGTTACATTGCTGACAGACGATTGATACAACTAGGCTTGAAAGGGAACTATAAAGTTAAAGAGAATCCTCTTCCTTGGTTAGAACCACTAATCTCTCTAACCTCTCAAGACAACTTCTTCGAGACTACAGTTACGGAGTATAATTCTAACGGCTTAACAGGAGATTGGGGATGGTAGAATATGTAGGCTTAACACTCTTTAACGGCTTCGGCTTACAACTAGAAAGGAATAAGAACACATTAAAATGGATGCCTACTGGAGAGGAAGACTTATACGCTATTTATATGTTCACAGGAGTGACAATTACATTAGGTTGTTTTAGAATCTGTTTAGGTAGTTTAATGCACGAAGAAGAGTTCTTTAACATGCAAGAATAAAACAAAGCCCTACATAGACTTAATAGGTCTGTGTAGGGCTTTTTAGTTTAGTTAGGCGAAGTAAAAGGCTCTGCTGCTAAATCAACACCTTCTGCTAACAAGGTACGCATAGCATTTTCAGTTATCTTAACACCTTCAGGAGTCTTGCTGCTTCTGTTTAGGATGTTTAGCAATAAACCTTGTGTCTTAGGATTTAGAGCTATCTTAGCCATTAGTTTAGGTGCAAACAACGCAAATAAACCCACACCAACTCCACCAAAAGAACCGGCAGCAAGTGCTGTACCCGCCTGAAGCTCTTTCGAACGTAAAGCTAACATACCAACATCATTACCGGGCTTAACAGACGCATCAATTATAGCATTACGTATCTGATTAAAGCGCCCAAAATCCTTACCCATTACAGTTTTAGCTTGTGATAATTCTTCCTTGGTCATTTTAGACATCTTAGCCGCATACTTACCAATATCAAAGCTAACGTCATTAACAGCAGGCAGTAAGTTCTGCATGTATGTAGACTTAATAGTCTTAAACAACTCATCTTTATTGGCAAAGCCTAACTGCTGAAGCTTTTCAGGCTTCATAGTCTTCACAGAGAAGTTCAAGGCTTTCCATGTCTTCTTAAACTGGTCTAAGTTGACGACACCCTCCTGTACGAAAACCTTACCCAATCTTTCATAGTCCTCTTTAGCTGCTGAGTTTATGATAGATTTGATGTTTTCAGGGCGTAAAGTCTTTATACCTTTCTTATACTGCTTCTTCATGCCGACATACTTACCATAAGCCTCAGCGTTAACACCTAACATAGACTTATCAATTGATTTGCCTAGAGTGTTGGCTACTTTAGCTAAGTCGGCATCTATAGAACTATTGTACAGACTACTCTGTGGATTACCCATCTCTGTAATAATCTTATTAACTTTCTTCTGCCATACAATCAACTCTTCAGCAGGTATAGCAACAGGCACTTTTTTAGTTCCTGTAACTTCCTTAACAGTCTTATACATTGTCTGTCCGAAAGCATTTGTATAGGGTTTTCTGACTTCCTTAACAACGTCAACTACCTTGAACCCATTCGATAAATCACCTTTGATTTGTTTAAGCAATGACAGAGTACCATCTTGCAAAGCACTACCGCCTATCTTCTGCGAGTAAGCCTTAACAAAACCATCAATAGCATTATGAATAGGTATGACATTAACTTTATCATTTTTAAGCATTCGCTGAACTTCATTCAAACCAAGTTCATATTGCTTGCTAAGTCCCTGTTTAGCTTCATGGAACAAAGAATCAACAGAAGCGCCTAGCTCACCCTTCATCATAACACCGGCGTCATTCTTCGCTACCAAGTCATTAACAGCACCTGAAACAGCCTCGTTAACCTTAACCATGTTATCATCAAACATCTTACCAGACAGTATACCACCCCTACCTAGGTTGTCATAGAACCCTAACACACCTTTCTCACCAAGCTGAATAGGCGTCAGTACAGCTCCTTTCTCCGCTAGTAACTCAGCAGTAGATTTTAGAGATAAAGGAGTACCTGCTTTCTGTGTAGCCTTAGTAGCTACCTTCTCAGCAATATCCTTACCCACTTCCTCGCCTGCAAAGCCTAATGCTTTCTTCCCTGCAAAATAAACAGGCTTCGCAAACTTTGCCGCACCCATAGTAGCTAAGTCAACTCCTAAAGATACCGCTGCCTCTTTAGCTGCATTAGCGTAGTTCAGCTCTTCTTCGGACATGACATCTTCAGCCAACTCACCACCGAAAGCGCCAAGAGCGCCTCCGATAATACCACCGGCGATTGTGCCGACACCCGGTAGAATGGCAGAACCTACGGCAGCACCTCCTAAAGCACCAGCTATAGAGCTTCCCATTCCTATAAGTTCATTACGCTCAGGCGCATCTATAGGCTTACCTGCTAGATACCTATCCAACTGCTCATCACTCATACTATCAAAGTCAAGTTCAGAGGACTGTTTAGAGGCTGGTGAGTTTTTTAGTAGATACTGGTCTAACTCCGCATCACTCATGCTATCAAAATCAGTCATCTAAAACCTCCCAAAAAAGTCAGTCTCTATGTTTTGTCTTTCTCTCAGGCTGTTTACTTCACGCCTTTCTTTCGCTTTAGCCGCTTGTTCCATTGCCTTAGCCTTTGCTATCTTTTCAGCACGAGTCGCCACAATAGTATCTAACTCTGCCTGACGTTCATTAGCTTGCTTTTCAGCTCTTTTACGGTTAAACTCTTTACGCTCTGTGAAGTAACCCTTCAAGCTGCCTTTCTTATCATAATACTCCAACTGTGCACTTGATTCCTCAATAGCTACACTGTTTAGCCTGTTTAGTGCTGCAAACCACTCCTTCAATGCTTCCGGGTTGGCTGTACTAGGGAGCGTACCTTTTAATACCAACTCAACATCCTTATCAGTAGCAACACCCGGCGGTAAGTTACCAATAGCCTGCGCTACTCGCAGCGTCTCAATACGTGCCTTTAAAACACTTTCTGTATTCTGCGTACCAAATACATCCTTAAATATAGCGTTTATCTGTGCGGCTGCACCTGCCGTAGGTTTTACGCTATCCAATAACTGCGTAATGGTCTTTATCTCAAGATTTTTACGTCTTAGTGTTGCTGTTTCATCTAGCAGGTTATTGTAACGTTCTGTATCTTTTGCTGACAAATCCTTTTCAGCTGCTGTTTCAGCCTCTTTTGAGGGGTATTTTAGTAAGTCCCTACCACTTCCATTTTGATTCTGTTCAGCCTCTATAGCAGCTATACCGGACTCAGCAGTTATACTACCGTTATTAACACCAAGCTGTACAGTCTTTATAAAATCTGCTGCTGTATTCTGAGGTGCGTCAGGTAGTCCATATTTATTAATAACTTGCTCTGCTCGTTTACCTGTAGGGTCTTTCTGTATCGCCATTAACAAGTTGCTTGCTGCTTCCTCATTTAACGCAGGGGTTGCATATATGGCATTTGTTGCTTGCTCACGAAGACTAGCTAATTCAGCTTCTCTTTTCTCTTTAGCCTGAACAGCCATCTGCTCACGTCTACCCATAGCAGGTACATTACCCATCACAGCATTACCTAACTCTCGACCACCCTCTGTAGCCGAGCGAGCAGCGCCTGAGTAGGCTGATAAGAACCTACCCATAGCGTCATTACCGTAGTTAGCACCTTGCATACGAGCCTGTTGAGCCTTCTGCCGAGCCTCTTGGTCAAGTATTCTACCTAGTTGTGGATTTGCTTGAGCTAACAAGCCTTGCATTTGCTTGTCCATTATTGTGAACCTCCGCCTACGAATATATTACTAATAGCACGTAACAACTCCGCATCCAATGTAGCACCACCAAGCCCTAACTCTTTCAGCATACCTAATTCGGCAGTACCTAATTGAGCTAATGCACTTGTACCTGCTAACTGACCTGCTTGCTGTAACTGTGCTTGTTGTAGTGCAGGTGATAACATAGCCAACTGCTGTTGTAACGGAATACCCGATGCAGACAACGCTTGTGTAATGTTAGCCAACTGCTGACCTTCCATCTGAGAAGGTAACATAGAAGCTTGCTGACCCATACCGAACATACCTTGTGCTCGTGCTAAGTCTTGCATCCCTAACTGTCCACCTAACTCTTGCGACTGTAACCCTAACCCTAACAAGCCTTGACCAAGCTGTTGCTGCTGTGTGCTAATACCTGCACCGGTCTGTGCAATCTGTGCAGCCAACTGTGCAGACGACTGTTGTCTACTCAAACCTTCAGACTGTAGCTGTGAAGCAATCTGTTCAGCAGACATACCAAGCTGTGCAAGCTGTGAAGCACGTGCCTGTGACTCCGAATCAAGCGCTGATTGAGCCTGTTGAGCACCAATACCTGCCTGACCTAGTTGCATTTGCTGACTAAATCCTTCAGACGCTAACTGCGCTTGAATCTGTTCAGCACTCAAACCTAATTGAGCCAACTGAGCTTGTCTGTTTTGCATCTCAGACTGTAGAGCTGATTGAGTTTGTGTAGCTTGTAAGTTAGCACCTGCAATAGCCATATCTTGACTAAAGCCTTCAGACAACAACGCATTCTGAACCTGTTCAGCTGACATCCCCATCTGACGCATCTGATTAGCTCTGCTTTGAGCTTCAGACTGTAACGCTGATTGAGTCTGTGCAGTCTGTAAATCCGCTTGACCAAGCTGCATACCTTGACTGAAACCCTCTGAAGCCAGTTGGTTCTGAATCTGGTCAGCCGATAGTCCAAGCTGTGCAAGCTGTGCTTGACGCTGTTGTACACTAGACTGTAAGTTTTCTTGTGTGGTTGCTTCAGACAGTTTAGCCTGTCCAAGTTGCATCTGTTGTCCAAACCCTTCACTGTCAAGTTGTGCTTGAATCTGTTCACCTGATAAGCCCATCTGACCAAGCTGTGAAGCCCTTGCTTGTTGTGATGTAGCTAACTGGTCAGCCATACTCATAGACTGTAATGAAGCAGTGTTACGAGCTTCTGCTTGTGCCTTCTCCATAGCTAACTGTTCAGGTGTACCACCATAAGCTGCTGTGTTAACGCCAAGTCTACCTTGGGCAGCTAAACGATTCTCTAATGCAATACGTTGACGTTCTTCTTCTGGTGTCTGTGTAGCTCGAATCTGGTCGTAAATAGAAGAAGCTGTTGGTGTCTCGCCTGACATAGCCTGTTGAGCCTGTGATAATAACCCTTGACTAAATTCACCTGCGCCTGTACGTGCTGTAGGTGCTTCAATACCTGCAAATGCACCTTGTACGTTCTGAGCCTGTGCACCTAAATCAGCTTGACCAAGTGCCTGACTAGCTAGTTGTCCTGCATTACCACTAAACTGTGATGGAGCTACTCCGCCAAACGCACCACTAACATCAGCATATTGACCTGCTGCGTCAACACCGCCCATTGCTTGATTCTGTACAGCCTGTGCAGTACCTGTCTGGAAAGGACTACCACTAATACCACCAAACATACCTGATACATCTGGAGCTTGTGCGCCAAAGTCCATACCTTGTGTAGCTGCTTGTCCGATGTTGCCGGCTGTACCTGATACGTTAGGTGCTTGTATACCGCTAAATGCTCCTGTAACGTCTGCTCCGCTGCCTGCGAAGTTAGCCTGACCTGACAGACCTTGCAAGCCTAATAAGCCCTGAGAAGGCTGTCCAGAAGCTGTTAAGCCCTGTGTAGTCATTGCAGTCTGTAGACGCTGTAACTCAGCAGGTGATTGAGCGTTAGCTATCTGCTGATTGCCCATATTAGCATACATACTACCTAACTGGTTTGCTCCAAATCCACTATTAGCACCCATAGCTTGTTGAGCTTGTCCAAACGCTTGAGCGCCTGTTGAGCCTAATCCGGCTACACCCTGACCTAAACCACCCATCATACCCATAGCTTGTTGCTGTAGAGCCTGTTGGTTAGGGTCTTGTGATAACGTCAAACCTTGGTTGTCGAATGTACCAGTACCTGCACCAGAAGTAACAGTGAATGGTTTAAATGTTGTACCACCTGCAATCTGTTCAGCTAATGATTGACCACCGGCTGTAACACCTGAACGTGACATTAAATCGTTCTGTATAGCTGTTAAATCACCCTTACCTTGGTTAATAGCGGCATTCGTAGCTGCTAAGCCTGTTGCGCCTGCTGCGATGTTACCTACGTTACCTGTAATATTATCCCATAAATCACCTAATAAACTCATTAGTATGAACCTCCGTCAATAGTACCCGCTTCCAATGTACCAGAGACAGTTACCGTAACGGCTGTCGTTGTACCTGTTAATATAGCGTTGTTTGTATTCGCCTTGCTGTTAACTGCTGTTGATAAGTTGTTAAACTCTACATCAAACTCAGCACCCTTAATAACCTTTGCAGGGTCGCCTGATGTTAAAGCATCTTTTGCTGTGAAGTTTGTTGTTTTAGTGTAATTAGCCATTATACTACCCTTCCTAATACGGATTGCGCTGTTATTCTTTGAACTGAAATTGGACTACCATCAATGTTAACTTCCACACCTAGCTGTACAACTGAACCGGCTGAAGAGGCGTTAACACTTGGTCTATTAACCAGTATCCCTTGATTGTATTCACCCACTCCAAACTCTGCAATCCCAAACTCAGCTATATTCTGCTCTGGTAATACAAACGCTCGTTTCTTGTAAGCGAAGTCATAATCGTAGCCGTAGTTTAATGTAACACTTGTGTCACTACCGCCAATAAATGTTATCTTTAAATTCTTAAGCATCTTCAAGTTAGAAGGTGCTCCAAAGTCTAAATAGTTTGTGAAGTAGGACATCTGATAACTACCACCACCAGAGCCATCTGTTGTTACTCCATCTAAATGCCCTGTGTATTTTGTAACGCCTGTTTCTTTACCAAGCAGTACATCATTCTCAACAGTCCTATACAGTAAACATAAAGGATTAATAGCATTCCAACGTGTAACACGACTTGAACCATCTTCTAAGTTGCCACGCATGTCGAATACATACACAACACCTGCACCACGAATGTTTAGCAAGTAGAAGGCTTCATCGGGTGAATAGACTGAACCGTAGCTGTAACCGGCTGTCAAATAACTGCCTAGCTCGTTACGTACGTTTTTAGACATATCACCAATAGGTGCTGACTTCTCTTGTATTGTACGGTTAATGGAACGAACACCTGTCTCAGATAAGAAGATTAAATCATTACCTGTGTTCTGTATCGTTCTGTGTTCTAAACAGCCTATGCCAACTATTGTGTCAGCTAAAGCCATTGTTGCAGGGTCTGATGCACCGCTGTAAACAATTATCTGACGCTTACCAAAGATGAACAAGAAGTTGTTATGTGTAGCTAAACCGGTGATAACGTCACTACCGCCTGACCACACTTTACTAACGTCTATGCTGCCTGATGAGCCTGTATTCCAAGCTGCACCGATTAACAAGTCTGAGAAGTAAACAACTGTACCGTCTGCTACCCATAGCCTACCAAAAGCAGACAGTGGTATATTACCTTGTGGTACAGTGCCTGCATAGTTAGGGTGGTTGCTAACTAAATCACATGTTGTACCGTCATAATACAAAGGGTCTGTACCTTGACGGAAGATGTATGTAATGTTATTTAATGTAGCGTAGTTGTACTGTCCATCACTAACTGTATAGCCCGTAGGCGTTATATCTGTGAGTGTCTCTTCACCCTTGTAGATGGTAGAGGCTGTTGCGCTAATTAGCTCTGAAGAGCCGTCAGCATTAATATGCTCGTGCATGCTAACAACAGCATCACTTGTTGTGTTTAGGAATTGATAGCCCTTCCTAGCACCTATTCGACCAAATCTATCAATAACACAGTTCTCAGCTGTCAAGGCAAACTGTTCAGTAAGACCTGTTGGACTGTCCTGTGTATTTAAGCCGTAAAAACCCGGTGCTTGTATAACTATACTCTGTAGTGGCTTTGCCATTTATTTCTCCTAAAGCACATCAAAGATAAGCTCACCACCGTTATTGCCTGCATCTAAGGCAATGGCGTTTGCTAAGTCCTGACTCGCTATTATTGACTGTTCCATAGCATTCTGTCCACCTGTTTCGCCTCGTTCACGTAAAGCATATGAAAACGCTAGTTGAACAATAGGCTGTGTTGGTAACTTTGTAGTTGTTGCATCGGCTGCTAAGTCTGTATCTCGTAACACAACATTAGCTTCTACTTGATACACAGCATCGGGTGTAGGGTAGAATGTAACTTGTGTATCGTTGTTAACGTCTGTTCCATCGAATGCAAAGTAACGTGGTTTACCAGTGGAGTTATCAGGGTCTTTGTAATGCTTATCTTTAATATAAGCTTTTGTTCGTTGTCTTATTTCGTATTTCTCTGATACGTTATATAAAGACATCAATTCACCTCGAATACCGAAGTCAGTTAACGAATATGTCTTAGTGTTGTTAACAGTTGATATGTCAATGTCTGTTCGTAATGAAGACCAATCCCAAGCGGCTTCAACGGACTTTACAGCATCATTAACAAAATCACCAACAAGTTTACTGTAATCGTTTTCGTTAACGGTTGTTACTTCATCTTCTCTTAACTTACGAAGCACTGCGTTAACTAGTTGTAAATAGGTCATCTGTTTATTCCTTACTATATAGTAATATTATAGCATGTTTTTGTTTAAATGTCAAGAGAAAAGTTCATTATTTAACAAAGGATTGTTTCGTAAGTCTTCAAATTGATATTGTTCACCATACTGTGTACGCATCTTAACTAGTGCGCTTTTATCAGCACTTGGCTGACCAAACTTTTCTTGTGTAGCAGCAAGACCTGTATTTAAACCAGTCACAGCATCCCACAAACCACTTAACATATCTTGAACACCACTCATGTCAACATCAAGACCATCTATACTATCTAAAACACCTTCTATTTCTTCCTTGATAGGCTGTAAAACATTATCATCAAACCCTGCTAATTGCTCACGAACATATTTGTTTGTATCAGATAAACCGTCTTTTAAGTTGCCTGCCATTGTCTCAATGTCGTCTTTTATAGGGTTTAAATAATCATCTTCAAAGCCTGACAACCCCTCTCTAAAGTCCTGATTAGTTTCCGACAATGCTTGTTGTATGTTATCTATATCTTGCTGAAAAGCCTTGTTAGTGTCTGACAAGTCCTGTTTAATTGGCTGTAGATAGTCTTTGTCAAAGTTAGCTAACTGGTCACGTACATCTTTATTTGTTTGTGACAGCTTCTCGTCAATAGGTTTAATGTAATCTTGGTTAAACGCACTTAACGTTGTGTCTACCTTTGTAATTACATCTTCTATATCTTTCTTTATAGGCTGTAGATTTTCATCATCAAACAATGCTAGTTGTGTTCTAACATTCTCATTTATTGTTGAAATCTCTTCTTTAACAGGCTGTAAATACTCTTTGTCAAAGTTAGCTAAATCTGTACGTACACTTTGATTTAGCTTAGAGAAATCTTCTTTTATAGGCTCTATAGCTGCTTGGAATGTCTCGTTCTGTTCAGACATATACTCTTGAACTTCGTCAATTATCTCACGCTGAACAAACTGATTAGCCTGTGAAGCTGCTTCTATAGCTCCTTGACCAAGAGTTTCAACGGTCTCAACAACAGGCTTGATAAAGTTCTCATTAGCCCATGAAGCTCCTTCAACTAACTTATCACCAATAGCCTTTATAGCTTCCGGTGTTTCCCAGTCTCCATTTCCAAAGTCAATGTCAAGGTCTATTTCCTTAATACCACCTTCTTTAACCCAAGTAGCTGCGCCTGACTTAACACTATCCTCTAAGCTTTCACCTTCTAACTGCTCATCAATAACCTTAAGAATACCTGCTGTTTGTGCGTCAGAAGTACCTAGAGCCTCTTTAATGTAACTTGCAGGTGAACCATTACCTGTTAAATCCAACGTGCTTGAGATAGCTCCTAGGACATCACCGCTGTCTACGGCTTTAATAATGTCAACACCGGTCTTGATAGACTGCATAGTGTCCGCAATAGCTATAGCTTCCTGTGTGGCGTCTACCGCTTCTGCCGCTACCTGTAGAGTCTCCACATGTTCCGCAAAACCTGCCGTTAAGGCTGACGTAGCTATTTCTTCTAGATTACCGCCTTGAGCCGCCGCAACAGCACCTGAAGCAAGCGCCGCTCCTGCTGTGCTACTGATACCTAAACCTGCACTAAGAGCACTACCTGCACCGGCAGTTGCCATACTGAGCGCAATAGAAGCCGCTATTTTACCTGTCACTTCAAGGTCAGACACCTCATTTACAAGTTCAAACTTATTGTCCGTCCTATTAAACTTAATAAACAGACCGTCACCAACACGAATAGCTCCGCCCTGTAGCTCCTCAAGCCCTGTTAATATTCCTAAATCACCACCAACCTCTGTAGGAACTCCCCTAGCAGAGCCCGTAGATAAGACGCCAAAACCAATGTCAGGAACTTCAGTTATACTATTAGTTTCCCAGAATTCTTTAGTCTGTGTGTCTTTCCAATTCTTATAAGTATCTGTGCTAATCAAAGAGTTCAAATAAGCTAACTTACCACCGGCAGAATCTATTTCCTCTAGTTTGCTGTTGACTTCCTCTTTATCATAAAGAATATTGTCATTGATAGCGGAAGACACCATATTGTTATATGCTGTTACGTTAGGCGCTTCTAAAGTTGACATCTTATAAATATCGGCAGCATCACCGTATTTCACAACGTCCATAAATCCTGCACCAGAGCCAAAACCTTGAGAGCCTTGTACATTGCTTAAGGTGTCTAAGTTAGACGTAAATTCCTGTTGTTGTTCAGGGGCTAACTTAACACCAAAGTCCATCCCTAAGTCAATAGGCTTAGGCTGAACAGACTGTATAGCATCTGTTATAGGGTCAGCAGGGGCTGCCGTGAGGTCTGGTGTAGTAGGGACAATAGCATTAGTAACAGCAGGAGAATACTTCACTTCTGGCTGCTTTGTTACTACTACGTCTGCTGCGCCTTCTAAGACTTCTACTTTAGCTTCCGGTGTATTATTACTGACAATATCAATAGGGTCTGTTACTTTTTCTTCTTGTTTAGGCGCAAAGGCGCTAAAGTCAAAGTTATTCTTATTTAAGTTATTAGTGAAACCACCGCCAAACATACCCGAAAAGTTAAAATTCATTTAATTCACCATTTATCCTTGTTAGCACCTGTGGCTTTAGTTACCAATTCTTGCATGACCAATAACCTGCCGATAGTTTAGATTTCTTTTCATCACATTTATGTCTAGCATTAAAAGATTTCTTTTTACTTGCTTGATTCTTTTTAACACCTTGTTGACCGTAGCGAATCGTCTTAACTTTATCGCCCTCTTTAGCCACTACAACGTGTGATTTAGTTGGGTGATTAGGTGTTCTCTTGGGTTTATTAACGCCAGAAACACCTGCCCTTTCTACAGCTCTTTTGGCTTTATCTTTAACACTCATTAGATTTACCTTTTAAAGTATTAGATATTTTAAGATTAGTCTCTAAATCTCTTTTTTTACCTAACCAGTAGTTAGTCGGGTTTTTCTTCTTTGCATCAGATAGTTTTTTCTTATGCTCCTCAGAAAACTTACGACCCCTCATTTTAGCTTTTGATTCTTCTGTATGTTTATATCCTTCAGAACCTTCTCCGCCTTTTGTATAGTTTACTAGGTTATCTGTTTCTTTTAATTTCTTTATAAGAACACGCTCAAAGTTACAAGCTTCTTCGTTAGTAAGATGACTAGCTACTACACAGACAGTAAAACCGTGTTTATTAACAACGTTATTCCAATGTTTATTTCTATTGTGTTTTTGGTTCTCACGCCATCTACGTCCTTTGCCTACATAAAATATACTACCATCTGATTCTTTTTGATGGACATACACTTTGTAATCACAATGCACATTAGCCTCCTTTGATAATATCGTTATGCTCTATCACACTCACAACAGCTGTCATAGGCTGACTAGCACTAACTTGTATATAGTCACCTTCAGACATTATGACAAACTCGTAGTATTCACCACCTATCTGAAAGAAGTCTTTAGACGATAACACATGGTCATCAAAGAATGTAAACGTAGTTGCACTTTCTGCATTGTAATACGTTACGTCAAATGTACCATTACTGCTACTTACGTTACTAACCCAAAGCATCTTCCACTCGGCTTGTTTACCGTTAGGCACTGTATAGATAGTCTGTAGGCTAGTCGTTGTGGTTAATGCTCTGGATTTTTTAATCATTTACTTTGCCTTATTAGCTTTATTCTTAGCTGTACGCTGTCCACGTTTAGGTTTAGTACGTACCTGCTGAGCAACAGAGCTTACCTCATTAGGGTTTTCTGCAAGCCTACGTTTAGCCGTCTTAGGTTTAGTGGGAGTAGAACCAAGTTTTGGTGCGTATAATACTGTAATTTTTGACATGTTATTTACCTTTAAAGTTTGTTAACGAACGAATACCAAATGAAGCAGCCACAGCAGCGCCTAAAAAGCCTTTGTACCAATCAGGCATAGTCTCTAGAACTGCAAAGCCCTGTTCAACGTATGGCACTAATGGTGGTATGAAGCACATGATAAGCGGTATACTGAACAACACAGTAAACCACTCGTCTTTCCATGAGCTTTGACTACCTTGGGCGTGTAGAGCTTCCCAGTCGCCTCCCTGCTGTATCAGCTCTAATTCCTTAGTCTGTATAGCCTTAGACTTCTCAGCCTTGTTAGAGAGCCATTGAGAGGCTATAGAGCCTATTGCTGTGATTAGCTGTATCATACCACTGTGTCCTTTATCTGCGCTTAACCGCTTATCCCGGCTTTCATCATCCAGACTACAAAGCTAACTAAACCACCAACAAATAACCAGAAGATTTTATCGGCAAACTTAGCCACTCCTGAGTTATCCCTAGCAATTCTGTTAACCTCATCCAACTCACCTTCTAAGCCGTCCATACGGAACTCTAGCCTGTTCAGCTTAGAATCATTAGCTGCCATCTTTTCCTCTACACGAGCAATAGACTCAACAACGTCTACGAGGCGGTCTAACTTCTGTTCAATCCTGTTGAGTCTATCTTCACTCATGTTATCTCCTTACCAAGGTGTGCCACTGATTACCTGTGGCTGTGCTTGTGCTTCTAAGTCTGCGTCTAGAACTGATTCAATCTGAGTAGTCTCTTCTTCCGTGAACCAACCCACAATCGCATCTTCTGTTAAATCTTCAAAGGCTGTGAAGCCATCAGACTCAGGGTCAGGCGTGAAAGATTTCGTGCCGTATGTGTTAGCTGTTAAGTCGCCGTCTGTTTTTGTAGCTGTCCAGTGTGCCACTACAACACCACCGTCTTGTGTACGTTCTAAGTTTACAATGTTAATCATTCTACTGTCTCCGCTTGTGAAGCTGTGTAAGCGTCTTTAATCTCTTGTGTGAATACTGCGTTAGCTACTGCTGTAACTTCGTCTGATTCGGCTGTTAAGTCGTCTGTAGGCATAACAACATGTCGATGATACGAGCTAGATAGTTCTGCTCCGTCTTCAACGATTGCTGTCTTTGTGCGTACTTGTAAGACTTTGTAGTCGCCTGTTGAGACTACTTCAATCTTATCTTGTGTTACTTTCTTTTCTAATGTCATTTGTGTTTCCTCTCGTTTTGTCTGTGCCTAGCATCCACTAGGCGTATGAGTTATGCTATTTCGTAAGTTGCGACACCTGATAAAAGCGTTCCTGCACTAAGTTGACTAGCCTGTAAATATGAACCTGTAGTTGTTGTAAATTGCGCCAAAGCGTTTGTTGAATAAAATGTTAAACAACTTACGCTAGAATTTGATGAGTTATTTCTATCCACAGAACCTACAGACTTATTACTTCCTGTCATAGTGTTTGTAAAAGGCATTGTTATAGCGACATTCCCAGTTGTATGACTATAAGTGTTTAACTGAATAGTGAACCAAACCGTAACTTTATTACCAACCAGAGTATACCTACCGCTCTGTGTAGTGTAAGTCATTGAACCGCCACTGACTGCTGTAATGACAGGCGTAAACGCACCCTCCTCATAATCATCTAGCTTATTAGCCGCACCAGTTCCGCCAAGATACACACCGCCAGATAGGTATAGGTCTTTGAAGCGTGCGCCACTTGTACCGAGACCTATTAAGCCATCACGTACTGTTCCAGTCGTAGTGTTGAATGGCTGTATTGCATCGGAATTTGAATTAGTAAACAACCCAGTATCATCACTGCCTATATACAGGCGACTTGAAGCAACACCAATAC